TAACACAATTATTAAAAACGCAGAAAATAAAATATATAGAGAAATCGATACCGATCAAAATGTATTTTATGCAACTTCAAATGCTATTATTGGAAATAGATATGTAACTATTCCAGGTGATTTAAGAGCAATTAGATATGTTCAACTTAAAGATCAGGCCGGAAATCAATACTATCTAGAACAAAGAGATACTAGTTTTATGGCCGAATATTATTCTACACCTTCTACATCTGCGGTAGATATTCCTAAATACTATGCTAATTGGGATGAAGAATTTTGGGTAGTTGCACCGACACCAGATAAAACTTATGAAATTACAATATCATATGATAAAGAGCCTATAAGTATTACAGATACTACACAGCCAACAGGTGCTCCAGCATCTACTAACGGAACTTATCTATCAAATAAATATCAAGATTTACTTTTATATGGTTGTCTGATAAATACATTTGCATACTTGAAAGGCCCGCAGGATATGTTACAATACTACCA